GGAGACGAATAGGGCGGAAGAGGAAATGTAACCATTCACATTTAGTGTATTGCTTCCCGTTAGCCAAACAAGGTCTGCGTCTGCTGCGGTCACTCCGTCAGCATTAAACTGAATTTCTGTATTTGAGCCGGCCGGGGCTGCTGTCGCTGTTATTCCCGTTAGGCCAGATCCGTCACCGTAAAAGAAAGCTCCCGAAATGTTAGAAGATGCAGTAATGTCGCCCGTTACGGTCAGGGCGTTTGCCGCATTGTCCCAAACAAAATCAGCATCGCCGGCGAAGGCTCCGCCGTCATTATATTGGACGGAGGTTAGGGGGGCGCCGGGTGTGGTTGCTCCTCCACCGACAATTGAGCTTGCCGATAGCGGGCCATTAATGAAAACCGATCCTGTGAAAACGTGTGTGTCATCAGCAGAATCTCCAAATTTGGTGGATCCATCTGCGTCGATGTGGGTAACATTCGTATTAATAACATTGACGTTATATTGATTAGCAGTTATAGAGCCGGATACAACAAGGTCGCCGGTAATATCGACTGGACCTCCCGTTATGACAAATTCGCCACTAATGTAGTTTCTACTGGGTCTAAATCTTGACAAGCTTTATTCCTCCTGTATAAATAGTCCGGAGGATAAACTAAATCATGTTTTTCCAGTTCTTTCCGCCGCCGAGAGCCATTAATCCAGATATATCAACTCCTGCGTCGTTTGGAGCATAATTGGAGAGAGGACTGTTTGTTTTGCCTTCTGATCCTGGTGAACCGGCGGATGAAATTGGGTCTACATTTTCAAAAATGCCCTTGAATCCTCCACCCATCGACTCTTCTAATTTTCTCTTCTTCTCTTCCATTTGAAGTCTCGATGCTTCTTGGAGTTCAACGCGCTGACTTCTTGAGAAGTCTGGCTCTGGTTGTTTTGTTTCAATTGTTTCAACAATTCTTTGTTGGCCCATTCCTTGGACAACCTCAGAGATTATCCCAGATAGGACGCCTTCTTCAAAGATTACTTCTTTGATGCATTCTTTGATGAGGGGTTTTAGGATTTTTTGTAGTTCGTTCTTTTTCATTGGTTTTTATATTTCATCCTAATAGTGTTTGGACTTCCAGCCCACGACATGTCGCCAATAGTAAATAGTTCCCCGATGGATGGATCCTTCTCTAAAAATCTTTTAAATATTCTAGATCTCGCGGTCGCCGTGTGGGCGCCGGCACCGGGCTCTTCTTCTGCGCCGGTGAATTGGAAGCCGGTATCTTTAGTTTCTGGCCTTCGTATAATAAAATCTTTAATAATTTTTACTATTTCCGGACCTATTCTTCTTCCATGACCTAAATTTGTCGTCTCATATTTTTTTTCGGCGTCTTTTATATCGAAGGATAAATCCCACGGGGATCCATGACTTTTTTGATTCAATGTCACCTTATACGGAGTTTCATCTATTTTAAATTCATAAATAACTAAATCGTCTTCGGCCCTGGTGGGAGCCTCTCCTTCTTCTAGGGGCCGGAGATACCAAGGTAATTCTTCTTTGTTTTCCGGTGATGGTTCCCCCTCTTCCGAAGGGGGGTCAAGGGGCGGCTCCTCATCTGTGTCCGGGTTGATACCACTTTGAAATTTGTTATACCAAGCTGCGCCGGCGGATTTGATTGCGTCTTCTCGGGCCCGCTGGTCCGCTTGTCGCCTCTCATAATCAGCTTTGAGTTTCTCCGCCTCGGCGTTTAAAGCGTCATTTCTCTTCTGTTTTTCTCGTTCCAGCTTTGCCGAGCGGATGTCGCTTCGACGAGAATCTGTGTTTTTAAAATCTATATTAGGATATTTTTCTTCAAGAGCGGCCATCTTCTTCCGTGCTATATTTAGTTCGTTTTGTGACCCAGAGTCTATTGAATCTTGAGAGTGACCTTTATAATATTCGACACGAGCATTCAGGGCGCTATAAAGTTCTTGGGGAGTTTGACCCTCGAAGAGATCTTCACTTTCCATGAACTTTCTAAAGCTCTCGACAAGCTGTTTATCCTTGTCGTTACTCGCATATTTCTTGCTCATTTTATAAATTCCTTTAATTTTCTCTCATACATTCGCATGCTTAACAAAACCATACCCCATGTCAATTGCATCCTGTTTGGTGCCCGGAATGCGGTTTTCTGTTGTATTAAATCTTTCTTGAACTTCTCTCATAGTTATTTCAGGAAGTTGAGGAGTTGGATCGCCAGGAAAAAAGGTCCAAACTTGTAATTTTTTGGGATCCTCTCTTGAGGGCCCAATCAGGAGTGTTGTGTGTTCTACTCCTCGGGCCTGTTCTGGCACATTGGCCACTACCTCGGCTAAAACTTCTGTTTTTCCAGTTTGCGGGTTTGGCTCTTTGGTCATAGCTTTTCCTCCGTGAGCCGGCTGAAAGAATACTTCTTCTGGCGCTTCATTAATATCAGCAATTCCCAGCGTGCCGGGAATGGAGGCCCTGAATCCAATGGCAGGTGAAGATATTGCCGGATGCTTATATGGTTTCCAGTTGGCTCCAATCAAGTCTTGAATAGATACCGGCTGAGAAAATGTACTACCGGCGGAATCTGGGCCCGGAGTTCGTTGTTTGATGGACCGCGCTAAATAATCGGGGTCTGTATTTTGAAATGCCTGCTTTATAAGCTTTTTCCGTTGCCTTTTGTTGCCACGATATTCCTGCAAGTTCTCATCTCTGCTTTCTTCCTCATTTAAATTAGGGCTAAAATCGCCATCTTCCATAAAATTCTTAAAGCTTTCGACAAGAAGTTTCACCTTGTCATTGCTTGCCCATTTTTTATCTCTTCCCATTTTATTTATCTCCCAAAATGCTATTTAAAGCGCGATTGATTCTGTCGGCTTTGGTAAAAATGTTTGGTTCTTTATATTGTTTGCCTTCCTGCAAATTCATAAATGCGTTTGGCGTGCTTGGCTCTGAAACAAAATCAAAGCAAATAAGCTGAAAATCATCCTCAACCATCGTTCCCTGCTGCCCTTCCGTGACCGAGCCGAGGCCTCGGGAAGAAATGCCAAGTTGGCAACCAGATTCAACAAGAGAACGCAATATGCCTCCCGCTGGAGTGCTAAGGATTTTAACCGTTCCCATAACCTTTGGGCCATCTGCCCAGATGTTTGTAACCATGTGGCTTGCGTTTTTGAGGTTTATGACAGAATCGTCTGGATGATCAAGTTCGCCGAGAGCGCGTTTTTCTTTAACAAGTTTCTGGTAAGTTTTTACCTCTCTCATCAAAACAGCTTCGGGATAAACTCTTCCATTGCCATTTTGAATATCGCACTGTTGCATAAGCCCAGTTAGATACATGGCGTTATTCTCTTTAACGTCTCTCTTTTCTGCCTCGGTCAAAAGATCTTGGCAGACGCCCCCTTCACAGAGAGCGTAATATTCTCTTAGTAAAACTTTACTCATTTTTTTCCCTCTTTAAAAGTAGTCAACAACCGTTTTTGCAACGGCGGACTCCTTGAAGCATATATCTTTTTAGCATTTAATCACCTCCCTCTTTATGGTTTATCTTGATGCCACAGTCGCTAAAGACCATGTTTAATATATATGATGTCCCTGAACTGATCCATCCGCAGATTAAAAAATTCACAGGTGTTAGTTCATAAGTAAATAGTTCTGTCAGGGGATTAACGCCGCATAAAAACACACCAACCCAGAATCCCATACACATAGGACATGTCCAAAAATAGCCATTTGGCCGGATCTTCCCAAAAATCTTTCCGTAGCAAATTAATTGGGTTAAACCATAGGCTGTTAAAATAAAATAGAGGAGGGACATTAAGGTTTCTATCTATATTTATTGGAGGCCGCGTAGGCGGCTTGGCTTGCTTCGTAATCAGCGTGGCCCAGAGCCTTCTTCTTGTGTCTTGCTTTTTGCATTTGTGTGACGATCTCGTCTTCGAACTGGTCTGGGTCACGCCTCATTATTTCTATTTTGGCGTCCTGGAGTTGAGATTTTATTTTTTCATCTGGATTCTTTTTTAGTTGGCCATTGATTAATTTAATTATGAGCCTAGCTTGTCCGTTGGCTATCCAGCCCGAGCCGGTTTGGGGTGGATCGTTTAGGGGGCCTTCTTGGGAAGACAAAAGAGCTTGGATCCCCGCCAAAAGTTTATCTGGGCTGCCCACATCATGAGGAAGGCCTAGAGCAGTTGGTGGGACTCCATCCTCACTCAAAACATTCGCAATCTCTTCCTTGATTAGCTTTCTCAATTGATTTTTTGTTATTTTCATTTCTTTTTTCCTCTTAAATACGACCAAAATGTCGCTAAATTTACTTGTATTCTCTGCCCCAAAAGACAGTAATTGCACCCCTGCCGTCGACGTCGACTTCATTGAATTCAATCTGAACGTTCGTGTCTTCCCAGTTTTTTTCCCCATCTTCGGTAAAAATTGCTTCGATTTTTTCTTTAAGTTTGAGAGCAAGATAATCGTCCGTCAGCACCTCTGCGTCCGATTCTCTTAAAATCTCTTCCTTGATTAGCTTTCTCAAATAATTTTTTGTGAGTTTCATTTCTTTTTTTCTTCTTCAAGCATATAGCTCATCCAATATGGGGCGTAATTGTATCCTGGTCGGATTGAACCCTTCTCTGATGACTGTGGGACCTCTCCAAGTTCTGTTGAATCTTCGCCTGTTGGTTCCGTATAGTAATCATCAAGCATCTGCTCGTAATCTTCCATATAGTCATAATACGGCTTTTCTTCTTTCAGAAAATGATAAACATTGTAAATTGTATAATCAAGAGTATTAATATCTGGATCTTTGGCCTCGGCTACTGTTCCCTCAAGAGAACCATAAATACTTCCTCCTCGAACGGATTCGTAAGTGACAATCCCCCTTCTTTTCAAAAATTCAAAAAATCTATTTTGAACTTCATAAATTTCTGATGAATAGTCATCCTTGGCAAAAGTGACGACTTTATTCTTTTCGGGCATAATAACAATGTCAATTTCCTGGTGATCGAAAATTAAAATATTACCATCGAGAGTTTTGCGGGCCTTTAATTCAATCTGAATTAATTCTTTTTGTTGATGTACTTTTACCGAGATCATTAGCCTTCCATTTCCTTAACTAAGTTTTGAATTTTTAGAATTTCCTGAACCATCGCGCTATCGATTAATCTCTTTGAGCAGCCATCTAAAATTTCAACTACTTTCCTTGTCCCTTCGAGCATTTCAGAATCTTCCCTAATTTCCGAAAGTTTCATCGCCTGATTAAGTTTATCTTTTAATCTTGAAATTTCTTCATTTAGGTATACCTTCAATTCGAGGCCATTATCTGCAAACGACTCGACATAGTGGCTTAGGAGCCTCTTTTGTTCGGAAAGCAATTCACTTCCGTATTTCTCATTAAATTTTGAAACAAACGTTTTGTAGGTCAAATTATCAATTGGCTTAACTGCGGATGGGCCCTTTTTCTTTGGTGAGGTCATTTTCTCAATAATTTGTTTTTCCATCAAAACTCTTTGTTTTGTTTTGGTCCTAAAATCAAAAATTTGATAAACAGTCGCGACATCGCGGTAGTTTGGAATAAAATTCGAAAAAACATTTGGAGACACCAATTTATTGATTTTATCAATTACTTCAGTTTGTTCTTGAAATAGCTGCTTTTCATTGATAATTTTTTTCCTGAGTCGAGCTTCATAAATAAGCTTTTCTGCGGTTTGTCTGTCTAGGTCATTAGTGTCCAAGACTGCTTTATAAAGTTCTAAGTCTTTTGCCAAGGCAGAGGATCCTTTAAAGTTTTCTCTTACAAGCTTAATAATGAGGCTTTTCTTTTTATTATCTCTTGCAACAATAGCTTTTGTTAATTCTCGTATTAACGCTTCAAAAATAAAGGCCGTATTACGCTTTTTGTTGTGTTTCATCTTCATCTAATTGAATCTCCGAATTTTCTAATTCTGTAATTAGGCCCTTGACTGATGCTTTGGCCTCGAATAGTAATGCCTCATCCTGACTATAAATAGGCTGCTCATTCTCGTAAATCCCACGAGATAAACCCATTAAGTCCGATAATCCGGCGGTGGTCTCGTATGGCTTTGGAATGGCCTTCGCCACATAGTTGTGCTCCCTACCATTTCTGCCGTCGCCGCCGCGAAGTTTCCTTGAAACATACTTCTTACCCTTTGCACTCTTTGTTAAAGACTTTTTAGTTCGCTTCCTGTCTCTATCGTCCCTCTTTCCTGGTGCGGCCAAGAGGGGACCCTCGTCTTCTCCTCCTTCGAGGTCTCCTTCGAGGTCTCCTCCGAGGTCTCCTCCGAGGTCTCCTCCGAGGTCACCTCCGAGGTCACCGCCAAGATCGCCTTCTCCACCAAGGTCTCCGCCGAGATCACCCATGCCGCCGGCTGCGGCCTCTTCACCTGCGGCTTCGGCGGCAGCAGCGAGTTCTGCTTCATATTTTCGATCGTGAAACATTTCGCGCTGGTTTCTGACAAATTCCTCTTCAGAGAGGTTAAAAAGATTTTGAGCAATCCAGCGGCGGCTGAAAAAGTTTTCTGTTGCTCCGCCGGCGATTTCAAATTTTGTTTTCCAATGTTCCAATTCTTGAAGTTCTGCAATCTTTGAGGGATTATTTAGATTGAGAGTAAAACTTACGAGATCATCGCCCCTAAACCCGAGAGTATACAGATGAACGATTCCAATTTTTTCCAATTCGGCAATCACAGCGCGTTGGAGCCTTTGAATCGTTCTTGCAAAACGAACATCTTTTTGCGCCAATGTTGTTTTGTCTTCATTGGCCTCCGAATCACTTGACAAATAAGCTGTTGGAATTTTTAAGGCTGCGAACATCTTATCACGAAGGTATTTAACATCGTCGATGTCGCCTGTGAACTGACCACCTTGCAATGTCTCAATCTTTGAGGATTCTCCCCCTCGGACGGGGACAAAATAATCCTCTTCAACAGAAAAGGGATTATATCTTAAATCGACGCGTCCCGTATTTGCATCGACAATTTGATTTCTCTTCATCGATGTAATTGTCTTTTGAATAAACTGCTCAACATCTTGCGGAGCGATGTTTCCAACATCAATGTAAAAAACTCGTCTTTCGGCCGAGCGGACGATACGATAAGCCATCATGGCATCTTCCATCAAAACAAGTTGTCTCCAAATTCTTCGGCCAGATTCCAAAATTGCTGTTCCGTAAGGTGAAAATTTGTCATTTCCAAGAATTCTAAAGTGAGCCACTTGCCAGTTTTCAAAGGTCATTCCACCCGAGTTCCACTGGTATTGAACGTAGTTTGGATTCGAGGGATCTTCTCCTTCCAACCTTTCGACCTCTTTGAGAGGGAGGGGAATAACGGACTTGACACCAATTCTTTCGTCGAGATCCATATAGAGAATAAAATCTCCAAATTTGCACATAGAGCGGCACCAGCCAAAAAGGTTGTGTTCAAGGTTTAAAACGTTCGTATAAAGAGATTGAAGAATCGCCTTAATTTCCTCGTTTGGGCACTCAATTGAAAGCATGGGGGTAAGGGCAGTATGAGTCGTCATTTCGTCTGCATAAATATCTAATGCTGACGCGATTTCTGGCATGTATTCCATCTGTTCATAATCAACGTACCTTTCAGCCCTGTTTTGTTGAGCCATGATTTTGGAGTGCATGACATCAAACGGGCTGTATTCTGCCCTTTTGAATTGCTGTCCACTTGCTGATCTGAAATCTGTCGCGTATTTGTCAAGCGCCGTTCTTCGAATCTTGCGATTCATTTGAGTGCGCCAATTTACAATTGGGCCCGAAAACAATCTTGTTAATCTTCTAAATAATTCAGATTGTGGATTATTGGGGTTTTTCTTTTGGTCGGCCATTCTTTATCCTTTTATTAACCATGCGTATTTTTTATAATCTTCTTTTGATTGGAACATCTTATCTTCCAATGCCTCTTTTCTGTTATATCCTTCCATTCCTGGAATTGTTGTGTTGATTTTTGTATTAACTCTAACCATAGAATTTAAGCATGCCTTTTTATATTCTATTTCTCTCTTATTCACGGTCAAAGCCGTGTCCCTCACCCAGCAGGCAATTGCTAATGACATGATTAAGTCATCGTTGTATCCCCTCATTGCTTGAGGTTTGCCATTGTGCCAAATAAAGGTTCTCAATTCATTTGAAAAACGAACTGAATATACTTTAATTAGTTTGTTTCTTATGAATTCTTCCAATTTTGCTACAATAAGGGGCCTTGTTTTTAAAGATGTCGTAAATCCGGGAACTGCGCTCGACATTCTCTCCCCCTGGTGGCTCTCAACATATTCATGAGTGCTTTTTACGGAGTAATATAGGTTTGGATATTCTAAGTCAATGAGCTTTTCTAAGACGGATATTCCAATTCCAACGTTTTCCACCACCAATAAACAATTTCCGTATTCTTTTCCCGCTTGCATGAGGACGTTGGCATACATATCCAAGCTTGGCTTCCCTTGATATTCGGCAACAACCTCCATTGTCTCCAATTTTATAATATGAAACACGGAATAGTCTGCCCCATCACCCCTTGCAACGTCCGCAACCAACAAATAAGAACATTGCGGATCATATTCTTCCCATATCCAGGTATTTCTGTCGAAACCGGCCCTGTATTTAGGATCACATACGAGGCCCTCTATCCAATTAATGTCGTCGGGGTGGATGACGCTCTCGCCTGATGTATTGAAGTTGCATTCAAGCTCTTGGGCTATCTCTCGGCGAGACATATTTCGTGTCTCTTTGTCGAACCACTCCTGATCTCGGTCAGGATGGACGTCCCAGTTCAACATGACGGGATGAAAATCGTTTGACCCCTCCGCTGCCTCGCTATATGTCTTGTGAAACCAGTTTCCAACACCATTTGGGGTTGAAAGTGCGATCACTCGACCACCAGTTGAGATTGTAGGATACAAGCCGGCCCAAAGCTCGTCCAAACTCTCAACATGGGCGGCCTCGTCGATGACAAGCAGGGAAAGGGCCTCAGAACGACCAGCATCGCCAGACGTTGAGGCTGCTTGAATTTGAGAACCATTTGAAAGTTCAAAAGAAGCTCGATTATCAATTGAAATTTCTGCGATTAGGAGAAACTCTGGGACATTTTTCATTATTGCTTTGACTTTTTTGACAAGATTAGCGGCTGTCTTAAATTTGGTAGCCATAACCAAAATGTTCTTGTCTCGATGAAAAAGCATCATCCAGACAATATAGCCAGCGGCTATGGTTGATATACCAAGCTGTCTGGCCTTGAGGATTACATTAAATCGGTAATCGTTGAAATCTATTAAAAGGTCAGCCTGATAATCATAGGTCTTGAATGGAATAAGACCTTTGATCGGGTGTGAGATTCTTGCGTAATTATTTACGAAGTAGATCGGATCTTTTCCACACTTTAGTATTTCAGCTACTATTTCCTTTTTGGATAGTGTGTATGACATTTTTTATTCTTTTAAGATTTAACGTGCTTCTTTAAAATATGGTCCCCGATGGGAACGCTCGAAGTTTCATTGTGGTTACCTGTGAGCCACACAAATTCACCGTCGCGGGGCTCCATATGTGTCTTCAGAACATCATCCTTTACACGGCCATCATATGTATTATCAATTCCCCCGTTTATATCAGAAGTTAGTGTAAGTGTCCAATAGTAAGTAGGTTTTGAAAATCCGCCTTCTTTTAAAAACTTGTGATAATTAACAGCAAGAGGATCGGTAATTCCTTCACCAAGAGTCGTTACATTCTTCATTCCGCCAATTTTGTACATTTTATGTGCTGTCACAAATGTTCTAACTCTGGATGTGTTCTGAACGAGACATTGAGCCTCACCCTGTGGAGTGATTGAGAGGGATTTTCCAGTAATAACCTTGTATTCCTTCTTAAGAAAATCGGCAATCTGTTGAATTTTGCGTTCGCACTCTTCTTCAAAGCCAACCGCATAGACAGAAGACAGAGCAACGTTTGCTTCGTAGTTAATCTGGAGCATATCTCCAACAACTTTGACGCCAAAGCCATCAGAAACCCGGCTGTCTACAATGGGGCAGCCCTCTTCCCGGCTTAGACCGATCTTTTTGACATCTCCGGTTACGAAGCGTTCATCGTGGGATCCATCATAAGCATTTGCTGCTGCCTGATTAATCCCTGTAATAATTTCTAATGTTGTAGCCATTTATTTTATTTCCTTTTTATAGACTCTGAGTTAGGGCGTCCAGAACCTCTTCTTTTGACATTCCAGATTGAATTGCCAAAGCACCAATGGCAATAAGGGCGTCCCTGGCACCAGTCTTTGATGTCCCGAGATCTGGAAGTTCTCCGGCGGAACCACCCAATTCAGCAGCCTTACCCCAATATTTTTCTCCTTCCGTATCTCCGAAAGCGCCAGTTGGTGCGCCTTCGATAATCTTTCCAAGCTCTTCTTTAATAATTTTTCTCAATTGCAATTTCGTAAGTTTCATAATTTATTCCTTTTGTTGTGGGCGCCAGCCGTCTTTCCAGCGATTTTCTCTGCCTTCGACCCATTGTATATAACATTTAAAGCAACAATCAAATTTAGTCATGTAAACATTGTCTCTCAAGTCAAAAGAATATGAAGAACAAACCGGACAAACTCGATCCTCGTCTTTACTAAATAGTTTTTTACTTACTAAAATGCCATCAACTTCTA